TTCCGACTTCACAACGGGCTGGCCACTGATTAACCATATCGATCTGCCGCGTTGGCAGACCGAGACCACCGAAGATGACATCTTCGACCAAACCGTAGACTTCTGAGACCACAAGCCAGAGAGGAGCAAACCATGGCTAACAATGATGACTTCCACAAGGTTCTCGTCAAGAACGTGACCCTGCAATATCCCAAGCTGAACCAAACCTATCGGTTCAACACCCAAAAGCAGGCCAGCGAACCCTGCGCGCCCACCGCATCCAACGCGGCTTGGTCCGTGGCCTTTGAGATGACCAAGGAGCAGGCCAAGCCGCTTTACGAAGAACTGCGCGCCCACTATGAGGCTTGCCGCTCGCGCAACAGCAAGATGCCTCAATTCAAGACCATCTTCAGCATGAAGAAGCTGAAGGACGAGCATGGCAACGAAACCGGCATGGTACAATTCACCGCCAAGCGCAACGGCATGAAGAAGGACGGCACGCCCAACAAGGCACCCACCGTCATCGACGGGCAGAAGCAACCGCTGGCCGATCTGGCCTTCTGGGGAGGCTCCAAAGGCACCGTGCGCGCGTGGGCTGTCGCTGTGATCGATCCCGATGGCAACGGCGGCATCTCCCTCCTGCTGGACGCGGTGCAGGTCACAGAAGCCCGCTACGGCGACGGCGGCATGGATGATTTCGATACCGTCGAAAGCAAGGCCGATCCCTTCGAGCAGGCAAAAGCGCCCTTGACCGAACAGAAGCGCCAAGCCATTGCAGATGATCTGGGGGACGAAATCCCATTTTAGTAAAGAAGAACCCCGGCGTGAGACCAACGCGCCGGGGTTCAAGTAAGGCAGGCGGAACCGAGGGAGGAGCAGGTTCCAGATGTGTGAGAGCAACCCAACACAAGGAATACTTTAATGCAGTCTATATCTGGTGGCAAGTGTCGCGGTGGCCACAATGTCTGATATCCGCTTCCTGACAGCCCCCGGCTCTTTCCACACCCTGATCGACAAGCCCGGCCAATCCTACCCCGGCATCTCTTGGGCCGACATCGCCCGCATGGTTTCCACACCGCAGGCGAAAGAAAAGATCGACGCAGACTTTTTCATTCCCTCAACCTACCGCGAACACGACGGCAGATCGCACGAAGCCCAGCGTGAGCGCGGAGCCTTCCGAATGCTCGCCCTCGACATCGACAGGGGCAACCCCAGCCTAGATGACGTGCTGGCCGCCGTAGAGGCCGTTTGCGGGCCTGTCAGCATGCTTGCCTATTCATCCTCCGGCGCAACCCCGGAGAACCGCAAATGGCGCGTCCTGATCCCGCTGGCGGGCGTCCTGTCCGGCGCTGACTATGAGCTTGCCCAGACCGCCCTCTTCGACCTCCTGCATGCCAATGGCATACACCCCGACGGCGCGCTGGCACGCTGCGGCCAGCCGATCTACCTGCCCAATGTTCCTCTAGGCAAACGCAATCCCGATCTAACCCCGATCTTCTATCAGCACTGCATCGTCCGTGGCGGCATGTTGCGCCTCGACGCCGACAGCGCCATCCGCCAAGAGATCGACCGCAGGCTGGAGCAGTACCGCCTCGCCGCCGAGCAGGCCGACCGGGCGCGTGCCGAGCGTGAGCGCCAGCGTGCCGAGCGTCGGCAGAAGTTCCCCGATCAGGTCAGCCCAGTCGATGCTTTCAACGCTGACCACTCCATCGAAGACCTGTTCGCCCGCTACCAATACGAGCGGCGCGGATCATCCCAGCATTACCGTTCGCGGTATCAAACCAGCCCCAGCTTCGCTACGCAGAACTTCGTGACCCATTGGGTCAGCCTGTCTGGATCGGACGCCGCCGCTGGTGTGGGCAAATCCAAATCCCTCGGCGAAAATTCATATTGCTGGGGCGATGCCTTCGATCTGTTCGTCCACTACGAACACGACGGCGATTTCGACAAAGCCGTGCGTGCCTATGGCCTTGAGATCAGCCCGGCCAAAGCCGAGATCGACGTGCCAGAGAACGGCATGGATGATTTTGACTATGTGGCCCCACAGGCCGCGCAGGAGGCACCTGCCAGCGCACAGGCCGATGACATAGACCTAGACAGCTTCGACACCCCAGACGCCCCCGAGGCGGCCCCGGATTGGCCCACGCTCTACGATATGTTCGACGAGGCCAGCATTGAGCCTCGCCGTTGGATATACGCTCACCATTACCTGCGGTCATTCGTCAGCGTGCTGGCGTCGGCAGGCGGGATCGGCAAGACCAGCCTCCAGATCGTGGAAGCCCTCGCCATCGTCACGGGCAGGCCGCTGCTGGGCGAGGAAGTCAAAGAGCGCACCAACGTCTGGATCGTCAACCTCGAAGACCCGCTGGAAGAAATCCAACGCCGGGTTCTCGCTGCGATGCGGCATTACGGTATCAAGCCCGCCGAGGTCGAGGGCCGCCTGTTCGTCAACGCTGGCCGAGACTTCAGCCTGAAGTTTGGCATCCAGACCCGCGAAGGCGTCCTGCCCAACACCAAGCTGGTCGAATACCTCTGCAAGCAGATACCACAGAAGAAGATCGGCTGCGTGTTCATCGATCCCTTCGTCGGCGCGCACAACATCAACGAGAACGACAACATGGCCGTTAACGCCATTGTGGCGGAAATAAGGCGAGTGGCCGACGAGACAAAGTGCGCTATCGGGCTCGTCCATCACATCCGCAAAGGCAACGGCGAGGATGCGTCGATTGATAGCGTGCGTGGCGCAGGCAGCCTCATCGGGGCGGCACGGGCTGCGCGCGTGGTCAACCGCATGTCAGCCGATGATGCGGCTAAGCTGGGGATCGATGAGGCCGAGGCGCGATCTGTGTTTCGGGTGGACGACGGCAAGGCCAACCTCGCCCCGCCCGCCAACGCCGCCGTCTATCGCAAGATGGAGGGCGTCAAGATAGATAACGGCGAGTGGATCGGTGTTTGCCTCCCGTACACCCTGCCAGACGCATTCGACGGCATCAGCGCCAAGGATGCCAAGGCGGCACAGAGGATCGTTGCAGATGCCCACACAAACGACGAGCCGCTGCGCGAAAGCCAGCAGTCTAAAAAATGGGTGGGCGTCCCGATAGCAGACATGCTCGGCATCGACATCACCGAGAAGAAAGGGAAGGCCAAGGTGTCGTCCATCATCAAGACGTGGATCAAGACAAACGTGCTGGCCGTCGAGCGGATCACAGACCCGAGACAGGCCAGAGAGGTGGCCGTCGTGGTCGTCGGAGAGTGGATCAGTCATGACGAAGTGTGATAAATATGCAACCTCACCTAGAGCCTCACAGGTGAGGAAAGGTGAGGAAAGGTGAGGTAAAACACCCTTCCTCCTCACCCCACCCCCTAAAGGGGGTGAGGGGTGAGGAGGTGAAGGTGTTGGTTATGTGAGGTGAGGTGAGAGTGAGGAAACCAGAGGAGCAAAGCGATGGCACAGAGACCAACACGCCAGAAAAAAGATGACCGCATCCTGCACAAAGGAGCGACGGCCAATGAGATCAAATCGGACCTCGCGCTGGCACCCTTCGACGCGGCTGTCAGAGAGATGGATCGCAAGTGGGGCGTGGACCGCCTGCCCGAGCTTGTCTCGGTCGAGAGCGCGGCAAAGTGGGGCAAGGCAATGGCTGGCCTGAACGGAGCCATCGATGTCCATGATCCCGACAAGGTGAAGTTCTGGGTGGAGGTCTGCCTGCGCGGGCTTGCATCGATGGATGCCGAAGCCGTCAGCCTCGGTCGGCCTGTGTCGGACCCTGATATCTGGGAGCATGAGTATGAAGGCACTGTCTACGGCATCATCGCTGACGGGCGTGAATGGCCCGCCGCCTATGCCAAGAGACCGGGCATCGCCATCCACACCATGCGCGAGGTGGCCATCGCGCTGCATGAGCATCGCAATGGGCTGGTGAACGCGGCCAAGCTGGCATTCCCCGGCGCAGAGGTAAAACAGGTTCGCCGACCGAAGGCCGATCTGGAAGATGACTTTGACTTTCTCAGCGATGGAGTGATCGAATGAGCAACACGATCTACATCACCGGCGACACAAAACCGGATGCCTTCTACCACGCGCTGGCCGAGGCGCAGAAGGGCGACCGCATCGTCTACCATGTCGGCCAGCATTGCGGCGGCATTCATCGCCACGCAGCCGCCAGAGCCGAGACCGACAAGCTCGCCCTTCTCTTCTGCAAGCGGGCCTATGGATCAACCTTTGCATATTTGGCAGTAAAGCGTTAAGATGCGCGACAGACAATCTGCACCGTGAAGCGACAGAGCGAGGATAACATGCCAGCCGGACGGCCATCAAATTACACGCCAGAAATCGTCGAAAAGGCTTGGGCCTATGCGAATGGTGGGTGGCGAGAGGCGAACGATCCAGTTCCTAGCTTGGCAGGTTTGGCTTGCGATATTAACCTGCATAGAGAAACTCTCAGGCTGTGGGCGAAGGACGAAAAGAACGAATTTTTTGGCATCTTAAACAAAATCGCTCAAGAACAAGAGAGAAACTTGGTCCGTGGCGGTCTCGGCGGTGTCTTTAACGCGGCCATCACTAAGATGATGCTTACCAAGCACGGCTATTCCGACAAGGTTGAGCAAGACCTGACATCCTCAGACGGCAGCATGACGCCGCAGGTCATCGAACGCGTCATCGTCCAGCCAAAAGACGCGGATGCCTAAGAACCGCCTGCAAATCAGAACGGCAGCGGCCTTTGCGCCGCTCCTAAACCCGTCCCGATACAAAGGTGCATGGGGTGGCCGTGGCTCAGGCAAGTCGCGTTTCTTCGCAGGGCTTCTCGCCGAAGAACACCTGATGTTTCCCGGCCATCGCAGCGTCTGCATCCGTGAAGTCCAAAAGTCTCTCAAGCAATCCGCCAAGAAGCTGATCGAAGACACCCTGCAATCCTACAATCTCGGCGAGGCCCAAGGCTTCAAGGTGTTCCGCGAGGTGATCGAAACGCCCGGCGATGGCCTCATCATCTTCCAAGGGATGCAAGATCACACCGCAGACAGCGTGAAATCGCTGGAAGGCTTCGACCGGGCTTGGGTTGAAGAAGCGCAATCCCTGTCCGACCGATCCCTGTCCCTCCTGCGCCCGACAATCCGCGCCGAAAACTCTGAGCTTTGGTTTAGCTGGAACCCATCGCGCCCCACCGATCCCATCGACCAACTTTTGCGCGGGCCTGTCACGCCATCGGGATCGGTCGTTGTCCGGGCCAACTGGTCTGATAATCCGTGGTTCCCGTCCGTCCTAGAGCAAGAGCGCCGGGATTGCTTGGATAACCAGCCAGAGAGATACGGCCACATCTGGGAAGGCGAATACTCAACCGTCCTCGAAGGGGCCTATTACGCCAAGCATCTGACCGACGCCCAACTTGAGCGCCGCATTGGCTTCATCCCGCGCGATCCGCTGATGAAGGTCTACGCCTGCTGGGACATCGGCGGCACCTCGTCCAAGTCTGATGCCACGTCGATCTGGATCGTGCAATTCATCGGCCCTGAGGTGCGCGTGCTGGACTATTACGAGGCCGTCGGCCAGCCCTTCGAAGCGCACGTCAACTGGCTCAGGGCCAATGACTACGAGGAGGCCGTCTGCGTCCTGCCGCACGACGGGCGCAAGCACGACAGCGTCTATGCCGTCACGCCGATGTCCTACCTGCGCGAGGCTGGCTTCGTGGTCGATCTGGTGAAAAACCAAGGTGCTGGTGCTGCGTTGCAGCGTATCGACGCGGCCCGTCGCCTGTTCCCGGCGATCAGGTTCAACGAGGAGACAACGTGCGGCGGGCGCGAGGCTCTCGGCTGGTATCACGAAAAGCGGGATGAGGTGCGCGGCATCGGGCTTGGGCCTGAGCATGACTTCTCCAGCCATGCCGCCGATGCCTTTGGCTTGGTTGCCGTCTACAAGGCCGGGATGGTGTCGGATGATGAGTGGTCATCACCTCTGAGACGCAATTTGAAAGGCATCGCGTGATGTGATAGGGTTCCGTAAACCCGGAGGGCAGCATGGCGATTGAAGACCTGCGCGAGATTGGCAACGTGCTTTACGAGCGCCGTGCTGACGGCATGCTCTACCCCGTGCGCCGTGTTCGTCCTGACACTGAAGCCCGTGGCGTGCCAGCGCAAGACCCTAGCCTTTTGAACGTCGGCGGCATTGGTCAGCGCCTCGGCCTGCTGAACCAAATCTTCAACCCGGTCGAAGCTATCGGGCAGTCCATGAATGCAGGCGAACGCATGATGTCGCCGAACATGGGCGTGATGGATCGCCTTGCGGCTCTGGGCGACATGTTGTCGGGTGTTGCTGGCGTAACTGGGCCTGCCGTTGTTGCTGGGCGTGCTGGTGCGCCTGCCGCTGCCGCCGTGATGGAGGGGCTGCTTGGCGGCTCGCCCACGCAGCAGGCTGCGGGCGACATGGTGCGGCAGTTTGGCGTGGATGAGAGCGGGGCGTTTAGGTTGGCCATGCCAGACCCGGCATCTGAACGCGGGGCGCAGATCATGGACATGCTGTCGTCTGGTCGCGCTGACGAGGTGACGGATGAGATGCTGGACATGGGCGATCCTGTCTTAAATGCACGCCTCAATGAGTATCTTTTCAGAAATTATGATCTTCCTATGGATGAGGCCAGCCGCATGGCTAGGGCGCGTGAAATGGGGTTTGATGTAAACAAAATCAGATACACGGGGTCTGAGGCTGATTTTAATGCGGTAAACCCAGACATGGGCGCTGGCGAGCGTTACAGAACAGGGCTGTTCACTTCTACGAATCCAGATGTGGCCGACAGTTATGCCTCGACGCAGGGCGGAATGATTTATCCAATGGTCATGCGCAGAAACGACGCAGGAGCGATAATCGACGCTCAAGGTGCGAATTGGAACAGAATTCCTCAAAATTCACCGACGTTTATTCCGTCCTCAGCATTGGCCGCCGAGTTCCCAGAATTGGCTGGGGAAAAGTTCAATACCGCCTATGATGTCGCGCCCGGTTTGTTTGACGATCTTTTTGGCAAAGGGGCATCGACCAACGCTTTGGCGCGTCAAAGAAGATTCGAGGGTGACAGCAATATAACGTTTGAAAACGTGGTAGATCGGGGTCCAGCACTGAAGCAATACATCGGTGAGACTAAGGAAATGGCAAGGGCTAGGGAAGCTTCTGCGTCCATGCCGTCTGATGTCAGGGTAGACTTCTATGGGAATCAGGTCAGGTCTCCATTTGCCCGCTTTGACCCGCGTCTCACCAACCTACGCAACCTAAACGCGGCACTTGCAGCCGCAGGCGTGCCGCTTGGCCTGCTCGCCATGCAGCCCGAAGAGGAGCAATATTGATGCCACTCAAAAAAGGTTCGTCTGCCAAGACGATTTCTGCTAACATCCGCACGGAAATGAAGACCAAGCCGCAAAAGCAAGCGATTGCCATTGCTCTCAGCAAAGCAGGAAAGGCGAAGAAGAAATGAAAAAGCCAGTGAAGTTCACGCCCTGCAAAGGCTGCCCGAACCCTGCCAAGTGCAAGGCAATGGGCCGCTGCATGATGAAGGCGAAGAAGTAATGCCCGGCGGTCTCTACGCAAACATTGCCGCCAAGAAAGCCCGCATCAAGGCCGGATCGGGCGAGAAAATGCGGAAGCCCGGCACCAAGGGCGCTCCGACTGCGGCTGCATTCAAGGCTTCGGCCAAGACAGCAAAGAAGGCCAAGTGATGGTCAAAACCCCGGCTTGGCAGCGTGCAGAGGGCAAGTCGCCCAGCGGCGGCTTAAACGCCAAAGGCCGTGCGTCTGCCAAGGCCGAGGGTATGAACCTGAAGGCCCCGGTAAAGGCGGGCGACAACCCGCGCCGGGCGTCCTTCTTGGCTCGGATGGGCGGTATGCCCGGCCCCGAGCGTGACGAGGATGGAAAACCCACGCGACTTCT